GATTCATCCAATATCTTATATTCGCAATTTGTTGGGCTATACAGTGCCACCAGATCGCGTATTACATCATCGCGTAGGTAAGACCAGTGGCGTTTAATGTATTTACCCACGCTAGTAACTGTCTGCCTGTCCTGATCCCCGTGCGCGTCATCGCGGGTATAGGCAACCCTTACGCCATCGGTTGCGACATGGGGCAATTCGAGCATGACCTGATGCCATGATGTAGGTTGGTGGGTTAACAGCGCCTGATATACGACAGGGTGCAGTCCCAATTCATTATTGTAGTTTTGAGGCGTTTTCAATATCCGCATGTATTCCCGCATGTACCAACTGCGACTGCGCGAAACTACGTTAATTAGATTAACCATCCATGTACGATCGATAATTGATTTCATTTTGAATGCTCCCTTATTTGGTTAATACATCGAAGAATTGCAAGGCGCAGATCAGGATAACCAAACACCACGCAGACACTATTAAGACCTGTGCAAGGGCAGTGAGGCGGTCTAACAGGGTTGGGCGTTTAGCGAATAGCCTACGGTTGATCTGACTGGTAACGTCTTTACTGTTCATGGTAACTCCAATAATTAGGGACAGGTTAAACGCCATTATTGACGCTTGCGCGTATAGTGCAAGATTCATGCCATTACCTTGTTTCCCTCTGGGGCGATCTGTTGCGATTGGGGTGGTGTTCAATTATGGTGCAGGATTGGCACGCTAACGGTGCATTGCCTGCCCTATGATGGTGCATCTATGGCGTCCCGCCTTGCCCCTCACGCATTCAATTTTAATATCCGCTGATAATTATATTGCTATACAGTTATATAAGCATAGACGCATATTCTCCGTAGTGCAACATAGTGCATGCGATGAATTATAGTGCATCCTCTATTGTATAATTATGCACTTATATTCGCAATTGCATATATACCGATGGGCGGGGGAGGGGTAACGAGGCGTCAATATTTTTATGTACCCGCTCAGATACAAAAAAGAGTAAAATGAGATACAAAAAAGAGTAAAATTAGGCACTAAATTGGTGCATATACTACATAGACCTAACATGTAACTGCTTAATTTTTAAGCAACTTTTACTGAACAGCTAACAAGAGGAAGAAGAGGTGAAAAGGAAGTGTCACCAAAGACCCTCTAAAGTGACAAATGCGACTGAACAGCAACAGCGACTGTCATTATTTTTGAAAAAAAGTAAAAAAACACTTGACAAAATTGAAAAAATATGCTATAATGACTATTACTATATAGGATATGAGGATTTTGGTTATTACAAGAGTGTGACCATGACGAGTTCATAGACTATATAACACATCAAAGCATAATGATGTACAGAGCACTATATAGATAACAAAGGAAACCAGCAATGGAGAATTCCCCTAAAAAACGTGGACGTCCTACAAAGGCTGCCCTAATGGAAGCAAAGAAGCAACCAGTCGGACGCCCTAAAGGAGACGCATCAGCTATTGAAGAGTTTAAAGCTCGCATCTTCGCCTCCCCTAAAAGTAGAAAGGTGTTAGATGCCATCTTGGATGCAGCGTTGGATGATGAGCATAAGAATCAAGCGGCAGCGTGGAAGTTGTTGGTCGATAGGATGCTTCCAATGTCCTACTTCGATAAAAATAATGCAGGGGGTTCTCGCCCTTCTGTTAACATCACTATTAGTGGCGTTGGCGACACCGTTAACATCAGCGGCACAGACGACTACATTGATGCAGAGGACATACATGGAAAAGATTAAAAAGCTGTTGGAGGAAAAGGGTTACCCTGACACCGCTATTGCCGCTATTATGGGCAACATTGATGTAGAGACAGGAGGCTCTTTCAACCACAAGCAGAAGCAGAGGTTGGCAGATAGGAAGGCTCATGGGTTATTCCAATTTGATCCGGCAGGCAAACTCCCTGACTACAAGCGGTGGTTAAAAGCTAACAAGCGCAAGGACTCTGCCAAATCCCAAGTGGACTTCTTCGACTCCACCATCTTTGGTAAGGATAGAAAGATTGTTGGTTATGGGAACGCTGATAAGCTACAGGAAATTTTACGAACAGGGGATGTCCCTGAAATAACAAAGGCGCTGTCAGACCTATGGTTTCGCCCCGGAACCCCACACATGGAACGACGATTAGAAAGTGCTGATGACATATACACCGCTCAAGATCAATATCCAGCAGAAACCAACCGTTTAGATGTTTATGAGGTTGGGGCGGTTCCAGAATACACACCAGCCTCGTTAGGCAATACCCTGTTATACAAAGTTGAGGATATGTTTAAATGATAGGCTTAGATTCAATACTTAACATTGGTGGGAAGCTAATTGACAAGCTAATCCCAGACCCAGAGGCACAAGCGAAGGCTCAAATGGAGCTAGCTAAAATGGCTCAAGAGGGCGAACTAACCAAAATAGCTAACGAGGTGAAGGATAGGTCAGACGCTCGTAACCGTGAGCTTCAGATAGCCACTAGCGAGGCAGCACCGATGCTGAATAAGCTGGTAACACCCATCCTAGCTCTAGGCTCTGTTATCCTCTCATTCAGTTTATTTGCTGTCTTAATTTTTATTGATGTCAAAGCAGAAGCTAAAGACATCCTCATCTACATACTCGGAGTTCTCTCCGCAGCTGTAACACAAATCCTCTCCTATTACTTTGGCAGCAGTTCTGGTCAAGCGGATAAAGAGGACAAGTTAAAGGAACTAACAAAATGAAACTTTCACGTAATTTTAGCCTCCAAGAGTTAACTAAAAGTGAAACTGCAATCCGCAAGGGAATCGACAATACCCCAAGCGAGGAGGTTATTCGCAACCTAACCACCCTATGTGACATGGTGTTGCAGAAGGTGCGTAACTCTCACGGGGCTGTCACCATTACCAGTGGTTATCGATCACCAGAGCTAAACAAAGCTATCGGCGGTTCTACTACCAGCGACCATTGTAAGGGGTTGGCAGCAGACTTTGAAGTGCGGGGTTTGGACAATAAAGAGTTATGTAAGTGGATTATCGACAACCTAACCTTTAAACAGCTCATCCTTGAATTCTACGAAGAGGGTGAACCTAATAGTGGTTGGGTGCACTGCTCATTTGAAGAGGGTGAGAATAACAACCAAGTACTCCGCGCTGTCAAGGAAGGTAAAAAAACAGTTTACCTTAAGGGACTCAAGTGAGTGATCTAAGCATTAAGCTCTTACCGTGGCAGCAGACAGTTTGGAATGATAACACTAGATTCCATGTTGTAGCTGCGGGACGCCGTACAGGTAAGAGTCGCTTAGCTGCTTATCGACTAATTGTAGAAGCCTTACAAAGTGAGCGCGGTCATGTCTTTTATGTTGCACCCACACAAGGTCAAGCTCGTGACATCATGTGGCAAACTATTCTGGAAGTTGGTCACCCTGTCATTTCAGGTAGCCATATTAACAACTTGCAGATTAAGCTCATCAATGGTGCGACGATTAGCCTCAAAGGTGCTGACCGACCAGAAACTATGCGTGGTGTTAGCCTTAAGTTTCTTGTTATGGATGAGTATGCAGACATGAAGCCAGAGGTGTGGGAGCAAATCTTACGCCCTGCACTAGCCGACTTGAAAGGTAAAGCCATGTTTATCGGCACACCAATGGGTCGAAACCACTTCTATGAATTATACCAATACGGCTTAAAAGGCGAAGATGAGACGTTCAAGTCTTTCCACTTTACTTCATTCGACAATCCGCTCCTTGACCCCAAAGAAATTGAGGCAGCTAAGAAAAGCATGTCCTCATTCTCATTCAGGCAGGAATTTATGGCTTCATTCGAGGCTGCCGGAGGAGAGTTGTTCAAGGAAGAGTGGATAAAGTTTGACGAAGAAGAGCCTGAACATGGTGACTTCTACATTGCAGTCGACTTAGCTGGTTTTGAGGATGAGGGTAGTAAGGGTGTTAAAAACTCCCGCCTCGACAACACAGCTATTGCCATAGTTAAAGCCAACGAAAAGGGTTGGTGGGTTGCTGAAATCATCTACGGTAGGTGGGATGTTAAAGAAACCGCCAAGAAGATATTTGATGCTGTTAAACAATATGAGCCTGTGGCGGTCGGTATCGAGAAGGGTATCGCTAGACAAGCTGTTATGCCCTACCTTAGTGACATTATGAAAAGAACTCAAACCTTTTTCAGGGTTGACGAGCTTACGCACGGTAACAAGAAGAAGACAGATAGGGTTGTCTGGGCGCTGCAAGGGCGTTTTGAGAATGGATATGTAACCCTAAACAAAGGTGATTGGAACGCAGAGTTCCTAGACCAGTTATTTCAATTTCCAAACAAGCTAGTACACGACGACTTACCTGATGCGCTGTCTTACATCGAGCAACTTGCCAAAGTAGCTTACGTGTTGGACTTTGAAGAAGAAGAGTACGAGTACCTAGACAACATTTCAGGATACTAACTATGCCAAAGAAAACAATCCCAATCAAATTCAAACCCTGCGCTGGTTGCCCCACTCCTGCTAAGTGTAAAAAAGCTGGTAAGTGTTTGGCGAAAGGTAAGTGATGGCTAAAGATTCTAAACTAGACCGTGTTGGTGTTAGTGGGTATAACAAACCTAAAGCGACACCAAGCCACCCAACGAAAAGCCACGTAGTTGTTGCCAAAGAAGGCGACAAGACTAAAGTTATTCGTTTTGGTCAACAAGGTGTTAAAGGTAGTCCAGATGGTTCTGCTCGCAACAAATCTTTTAAAGCCCGTCATGCATCCAACATTGCAAAAGGCAAGATGAGCGCAGCTTATTGGGCTGACAAGGTTAAATGGTAAAGGAACCAAACATGGACGATAACGAAAAATTCGGTGACCAGAAGGTTGAATCGTGGGTTATGGACAAGGTGGAGCAATGGCGCGACCACTACAGTGCAAACTACGAGCAAAAGTTTGACGAGTACTACCGTCTATGGCGTGGTATTTGGTCAGCAGAGGATAAGACTCGTGAGAGCGAACGTTCTCGACTGATTTCTCCTGCGCTACAACAGGCAGTTGAGAGTTCAGTGGCTGAAGTTGAGGAAGCTACCTTCGGTCGTGGTAAGTGGTTTGACATCCGCGATGACCGCAACGACCAAAACACAAAAGATGTCGCCTATTTGCGCGAACAACTGTCCGAAGACTTCCAATTCACCAAGACACGCAAGGCTGTCGCTGAGTGTATCTTGAATGCCGCTGTCTACGGTACTGCTGTTGGCGAGTTGGTGTTGGAAGAGGTCAAAGAGATGAAACCAGCTACGCAGCCCATCATGGATGGCGCTATGCAAGCGGTTGGTGTTAACATTGCAGACCGTGTGGTTGTCAAGTTGCGACCCATCCTACCTCAGAACTTCCTAATCGACCCCGTTGCTACCTCCATTGAGGATGCTTTAGGCGTGGCTATCGACGAATTTGTCCCCAAACACCAAGTAGAGATTGGAATTCAAAATGGTATCTATCGCGATGTTGATATTGAGTCTGCCGATACTGATACAGACATTGAAGCTGACAAAGAGCTTACATCGTTTGACGAAGATAAAGTCCGATTAACCAAATACTACGGTCTTATCCCCAAGCATCTCTATAACGATGCTATTATGGAGGAAGGCGAGGACGATGAGTTGTCCAAAACCGTCAAACCTGAAGAGGATGAGGATAAGTCAGAGGAAGAGGGATACATTGAGGTGATTGTTGTTATCGCCAACGGCGGTCAACTACTCAAAATTGAAGAAAACCCCTACATGATGCAGGATCGTCCAGTTGTGGCTTTCCCGTGGGATGTAGTTCCATCACGTTTCTGGGGTCGTGGTATCTGTGAGAAGGG